GAGCAACTACATCTGGAGTAACATTAATAACTGTATTAATAGTTCCATTACCAATTGCACCTACACCTGCTGTGGCAAATGTTTTAATAGAGCCACCTGTGCCAAGTCCAGTAACGATAATAACATCGTTATTGGCTGGGGCTGTTCCACCGAGGCTTGTGCCTGGGATAGTAATTGTGTCACCTAAAGCATAACCAGTGCCGAGATTTGTTGTCTCAACAACTGTGCTATAAACACCAGAAGTTTTTGTTACATCAAACTTAGCACCTGTACCGGAACCACCTGTGGCTCCTGTAACTGCTACATAAGATGCGTTAATTGGAGTTTGTCCAATTGTCACTGTCACTGTCATTTTATTTCCTTTATAGACTATAAGAAAGGGGCCGTAGCCCCTGGTTGTTTCTGTTACGAGGTATTTCCTACCCTAAGCCGAGTTTAGGCGGCTAATGCGAACTGTTCGTCGTTTGCGTTTACGTTTTTTGCTTGATTTAGGGTCATCGCCTACCCTGCTGTCCACTCTGTTACTCTTTGCCCTGTCGAAACCATGTGCTTCCCCATTAGGAGTAATACTGGAATACAGTTTATAAGCGAATCTTTGAAGTTATCTCTTGACCTTGCGGCTACATCGCTATCCAATATTACTTCTGGTGGAGAAGGGGAGATTCGAACTCCCGTCCAGAACACTTTTCTCTTTGCTTCATACAGCAATAACTTACATTTTACTAACCTTTGACGAATCTGTCAAGATAATCATCGCCCAATTACTACTAACATGGCTATGCCAAGATGCTTGACAGATACATTATTTAACTTCTGCTCGGACGCCAACAACTTACCCAATTTGCATTACCAGAAGATGTACCACCCGGATAACTGATTGTTATATCTCCGTCATCTGGATTGTTACTTCCACCTTTTGGAGTTTGATTTCCGCCAACAAAACTGTATTTTCCATTGTCAGCAGTGTAAACAAAGTTTACGTGTCTATAACTCCAAAACGCAATATCTCCGGGTTGTGCTTGTTCTTTAGGTACCTGTGTAGCACCCCAACGTCCTGGGTTCTGTGTAATAGCGGCGGCGGCGGCGGTAGGAACCCATTTATACCCAGAAGATTTTAATGCGTAATTTACAAATCCCATGCACCATGCTGTTTGATCAGTATTCCAAGGGCTTGTAGTAGCACCAGGAAATCCCAAATCACCCCAAATTCCTGTTATATTAGGATTGCTTGGATGCCCACCTTGTCCACTTTCGCGCCATTTGCCTTGGGCGGCCTCACTTAATTTTTGTTGTAAGAAAGGAATAATATCACTAAATTCTTTGTTTGATAAATCTCCAGGAACTCCTGGATCTGTGCTTGTATCGTTAGCGGTCCCAGAATAGTTGCCCTTTACACCGTCAGCAGCCGCGGCAGGGTTACTATAAGAACTAGGATTTTTTACATAATCTTCAGTTAGTTGCTTTGTGTTGGAAACAAAATTTGGATCTCCAAATGTGACATAAGAAGAAGCGGTGGCATTAGGACCTCCATAAGGACCTCCATACCAACTACTATTACCTGCAAAAACATTTGGACTACCTGAGGCTAGGGTTTCTCCGCCATCGCCTACTCTGCCTAGAGCCCTACCATTTACAAACACAGTAGGTGCGCCTGCACTTAGCGGAACCTGATGTCTAGCAGAACAATTACGACCACCGTAAGCATGATCAGTATCATTGTCGCCTTGACGCACGACACCTATACTATTAGCAAATACATTGCCCGATCCTTCAGCCATTGTGGTTGACGAATCACATCCGTGGTTGGTTGTTACTGAATCTCCTATCCTAGACACAGCAGGCATACTGTTCTCCTAAACTAGTATTTACACTAGAGCAATACCTGTAGTACCCTGCATATATTGATCAGCGGCATCTTTTTTGCTTTGAATAACAAAGAATACGTGCTGTTTTTGTAGGGTAATAGTATCAGCATCGCCTAAGAATACCCAAGGAATCATCCCAAGTCCTCCTTGGCCCATGGTCAATGCCAATGGTTTATTAATTGTGACTGTGTCTGCATCTTCACCTTCGTAACGAGCAATAATTTCGTCACCGTTGATAATTTTAATGCTTACAACAGTACCTTGTGTGATTGGTTTTTTAAGTAACATTTTAATCCTTTGTTATAAATTCTTCTGTCATTGGAAATATTTCTGCAATAACCTTGGCACATTCTATGGCAACCAATTGATGCTCTTTTTGTGTTCCATTAGATGAACGTAGTTCAATAAAATGTATCCAACTACGCAGTGTTCCGTTCATATAGATTCTGCTTTCAATAAGTCCTTCAGGTAGGACAGCACGAGCCTGCTCTTTAGCAATGCCTGATTTAATTGCCCACTCATAAGCATTTCGAGCCTGCTCAATAACATTCTCCTGCATCCGTTCCCATTGATACTGTAGGAATCTATCAGCATCATTGGTCTGTATGTCTAGGTCTATACTGTTTTGTCTATTCTTGTCGTCTTGTCTACGGGCGTCTCTAAGTACAAACTTGAGATCCTTAGTTGGATCAGCATAACGCTGGCTGAACTCTTGGAATGAGAAACTTCTGTGTCTGAGAATTTGTCGGGCAATATCTCTTGTAGTTGTGATCTCAAGGCACGCAGAGACCATTTCAAGTGGGCTCCAGTGTTGGTGCTTGATGAGATATCTAATAAGTTTTTCTGAAGTCTCAACATTAAATTGGTTGGAGGGATTGCTGACACGGGCGCAGAAAGCGATGAGTTCTTGGGCATCATAAATTCCTTCAGTCGCCAACTGGCGGCTCGGCTTACTTGATGATATTAATTTAACTTTCATTTTGATCTTGCTACTTGGTTGATTTCGTTTTTACGTCTGTTGTTTTCACGCTCTAATAAACTTACACGTTTATGTAGTTCAAGGTTCTGTTGTGTAAGTTGTGCTACTAACCTTTCTAATTGAGCAACTTTAGGATCACTTGTCTGTGGAGTTGTCATGACAAAGTTTTTCCATTAGTTTATAGTGATCGTAGGCCTTTTGAAGAGCTTCGTATTTTTCTAATTTTTTAGGATCTGGTGTTAAGATAGCCAAACGTTTTTCAATAGTTTCTATCATATTGGTTAAACTTCGACCCTTCCATTTAATATCACCTTCAAAATTAGCATCACCATTTACATCAAGAGACAGGCCGGGGGTAGCAGAAGATGTAATAGTGCTGTATGCTGGTCCTGATCCACTTACTCCGAGTCCTCCACCGGCTGTGATCCATGTACCATTCATACCCGCTCCTGTATTAATTGAATATGAATTGGGTGGAATAGTAATAGAATTACTAAGAGCACTTAAATCAAGCGAGCTCAAAGGACTTATAGTTATGCCTTCCATTGCCTTAGAAACTTCTTCTGCTATAACTCCAAAGGATTCGTCACTTTCTTTTTTCTTTACTTCGTCAGGTGTTACCTGAGATAGTGCGGCCTTTAGTTCTTGAAGTTTATCCATTTAGATGAGCCCTCAATTCTGTAAAGCCCCCAATCAACTGATCATCTAAAAATATCTGAGGAACAGTTCGGGCATTGGGTACTGCTTCTAATAATTGCTCACGAGTATAATCTTTATTAATGTTACGTTCTTCAAACTCTATGCCCTTCATTTTTAACAATGCCTTGGCTTGATCACAATAGGGGCAGTGATCCTTGCTCCATACAATGGCTGTCATATTTGTCCTTTATAGTTCTGGTAATTCTTCTAACTCTACATTATCGCTCATTACACCAATAACATAATTAGTGCTTTCGTTTTCTTGTAGTGCTGTTTGCTTCTTATTGATATTTACGTGCTTGTTAAACCAGGGGATGGGACTCTGGCGTGGATGTTCTGCTTCGTACTTGATTCCAATTTCTTTCAATCTAGTAAATGCTGTATAGTCTACAAAATCTTTTAGAATGTTAGCATTCAATCCAATTACAGGTCCTAATTTGAACAAGTAGTCTGCCCATTCTTTTTCTTCACGAACAACATCCATATACATTTGATAAACTTCTGCTTCACAATCTTCTTTGGCTTTTGCAAAGCGTTCATCTTCTTTGACAACCTGATTGATCAACCAACCAGTCCATTCTGCATGTAGGATTTCGTCTTGTAGGATAAGGCTGATAATGTTGCCATTGCCAATGTAAATTTTATTTTCAACCATTGCCAAACTGGTAGCAAATGATACCATGAAGCGAAGTGCTTCGAGAGCATAACTAGCGTTCAATGCTAACCAAATTGCTTTGACATGTTCGGTTTCTGGAATGCCCACAGGTAATAGTTCACTTTGACAATTGAGTCTGTGTAGTTCATCGTAGTAACGACCAATATTAGAAGCCATGTCTACAATTTCTTTAGTGTCATGAATCTTGTTAAACTCTTCTTTCGGCACACCATAGACATTACGAATGATGTGGCTAT